AAGGGCGGCGATAACCAGTAAGCTGATAGAGGTCATCAGGGGTAAGAAAACGTTGGCTTTGTCCGCTCATCGTATAGCTCTCCACTTAACCGGCTGCACCCGGCTATCTCTTATAGAAAATGCAAGATGAGCAACCACCTCGGAGCCCATCATTGCAGGTACGACATCTTTTTGTTTCGGTGTAATAGAGCTGGTGGACCATCTCCTTTGGCATGAGAACCGGCATCGGTACGCGGATAACCAGCTTTTTGAGCCTGTCGATTTCCCCAGCCAGCTCCAGCAGGCGTGAGCGACAATCCTCTGCTTCCTCACGCCACCAAGCCACATTTGCCTTAAGGCGGCGCACGCGCCGCTGTTTCAGTTTGCTCACAATGGCAGCCACCCCATTTCCTGAGCTGCAGAGGAGAACAGCAGCACGAAAATAAATGCGTCGAATGGGTTAGGCATCATCCGGCAACGCTTTCAACTGGCGATGGGAAATCGATCGTCCCTTCAATGTGCGCCCCTGCTACACGGCACGCCGGATACCAGTCGGACGCTCTGCCTGTGTCCAAGGCCTCTACAACCTCTTTGTATTTGCGCAGGTCATACAGGTGAATATTCGGATCGCCAATGGTGTAAAAACCGATTTTCTTCGGTGATGGGAAACGGTCGAGAACCTCTTGCAGTTCATCCATCCAAGCCTGTTCTTTTTTGGTCAACTTAACCATGCTCACTCTCCTTTAGCGGCACCATCGGCGGCCCCGTCAGGCTTGTGAGATAAATCGAGCTCACACTTGCATCGTGGGCAGACTGCAATCGGCTTGCAGTCAGCTGCAACAATCGCCTCAATAATTTGGTATTCATTGATAACTAACGGGCAGTCGATATCGCCGCCCGGATAGAAAGATGCAGGCAACTTAATTTTTACTTTCCTCGCCTCCAGCTCAGCGATGCGATCCTGCTTAATCATCGAGTCAGCACACAGGAGGCGATTGCTTTCGATCATTTCAGCAATCCGCTTCTCTGCGGCTTCCAGCTGATCTAGCAGCGCCAGCACGGTGGCGGGGTTGGCTGCCTGAATAAACTCTCTGTTTTCCTTCGCGTCTGGCCCTTCAAAATGCGCGACGATAAATCCGGCGTTAGCCTGGTCGTCGGAACTACAAATAGCCTCCAAGCCATCACCAGACTCTTTAATCCATTTGCATGAACTGGCTAACTGCGCATTAATACGCAGAGCCTGTTTGTCGATGCTTCTCATTGGGCGGCTCCTTCGATAACGTCTTCTCCACAGTGCATCTGCCCATTGCGGTAGCTTGGATGCTGAACTGTGTAGATAAGATAAGCGCTACCAAACGCAGTCCATTTGCCCTCAATATGCCGCACTTTCCCGCTTTGCTTTCTGCCCTGACGGTCGGTGTAATTGACAGTTTCACCGACATTGAATTTTGGCTTTAACGCTTTTGCTTTGCTCATGACTGCACTCCTTTGCGAAGCTGGGCGGCTATGGCTTTGTGCTCATAAATAATTTGCGATGCTTCTGCATGGGCCAAACCTTCGAGAGAGATAACGCCTGTGTCACTTATCCCAGCCAGGCTAATCAGTTCAACAAGGCGACGCGCTTTCTTAACGCTAATTTCTGGCGCTATAACGCTGCGGGTGACTTTCTTCTTACCTTTTGCAGCAGCAGAAGCTTTATCCTTCTGAAGAACCTCACCGGCCTTTTCCCCGAACTCTTTTACTCGATCAACGGCCACATCTACGGACACGGTTCCGGATTTAACTTCTTTCTGAACGTCGTGGTTGGCAGTGCTAAGAAGCAAAAGTTTTTCTACAGTCGGCACAGACTTATTCACCAGTTTTGCGATCTCGCTGGTGGTCTGATTGAAGGCGTTATGCAGCTCCTGAATAACTGCAGCCTGTTCCATATCGGAGAGCGGAAGTTGGTTGTTACTGGTCATGATGCGCGCCAGGCGCTGCACATCGTTACCGTTGAACGGCATGATGTGGATGCGGTCTACTGGCTTGCCAGCTTCAGCACAGCGCGCATAGCAGCGACGACGACGGTGACCTTCAACAACCCACACACCACCTTCATCACGTGCGATAACTTCCAGCGGGGGAACTGACCCACCATTCATTAGATAGTTGAACAGGCCATCATCAGCCTGGCGGGTGCGTTCATCGTCTTCACGCTTGTTGAAACCTTCACGAACGTGGATATCGGAAAGAGCGATAAACATCCCGGTATCAGTGCGCTTAATTACACCGGCCTTGGTCATTTGCTTGAATGAGTTAGCCATTAGAGAGTGACCTCATTATTCAGGGAAATGACGACACTAGGCAGCTCACGAAGTTCTCGCTGAGCTTCCAGCAAGTGGATATTGGTAGGCGTTTTTGTGTGGCGCTCTTCGATGCGGTCGCACTCTTTGGCCCAACTAGCGACGTCTTCACGGAGGGTAGCGTTTTGCTCAGCGAGCTCCTTCCGCTGCGCCATCGCTTCACACAGCGCGACGCTGGTAACATCAAGGCGTGTAGCTAGTTCGTTAACCATCCAGCCGTAAGCGGCAGGGAGGAGAGGGGCGGCCTTACGAGCTGCGTCGATAAGCTGCTCTCTGGTCATGCGTGGTTGTAACTCGGTGACGTTCTGTTTGTTCGTCATGTTTAGTTTCTCCGTGATATAAGCGCTCTGCACAGCGCGAAAAATCAAAAATATAATTAAAGATTTTGTATCTATTTCCGATTATATTTTTGTTCTCTCTAATTCTTTAAGTTAACAATAAAGAGTCAATGCAATGTCTAAAAAAAGACTAGAAGTTCCTTTTGAAGGAAATGATCAATACTATGAAGGCTTACGTGGCCTTATGATCAGTTCTATTTGTTCAGTGTTTGGCGTTATACTTTATGCTGGATTGTTAGGTAAATTAACATTGAGCAATTTCAGCCTTGATACAATGATTGCCTTACTTGGCTGGGCATTCGTATGTTTTGTCATATGGATAGTGTCCTTCAAAAGAACCAATAGGGTACTGATTTCCTTTTCAGATCCTACTCCTCGCCCAAAAGTGGCGGCGTTTTTCTTGATTCTCTTATACATAGTTATTGGCACCTTTTGCGCTCTCCTATTTGATGCTTTGACGATGTTAGATAACCCATTGACAACAGTTGATGACTTTTGGAAAACTTTTAAAGCATTTCTTATTACCGCAGGATGTATGTTCATCTTCCTGTTTGCGTTTGGTAATTACGCCGTAAATAAAGTTTCCCCCTTAACTGCTTCAGAATAGTTTTTTCAGAACCTAGCGTCCTATTGGACGCTTTTATCCCATCTAAACTATCCTCGTCTCTTCCGAGGTGTCATACCTGATCGCCACGCTGGTGAAACGCTTCTGGCTTTCGTACGCGCCTGGCTTGCACATTCCGGCTACCCGCTGGATCTGGATATGTCTTGCAAGGAATCCCCGGACCGCTGCGGAACATGTGGCATATACCGTACTGCAACTGCTGCCTGTCTTTTCACCACTTCAGGCTCGGTGGTATTCTTGGAGTTCTCACACAACCAAGAAGCTTAAAAACATGAACAATCCTTTATCCAACCTTCAGTTGGATGTTTGGTACAAGGTGCTGATCGTCATTTGCACGATCGTATTCCTCTCTACCGCTGGTGGACTGCTACCAAAATTACCTACAAATTCAGCGCTTCTTATTTCTCTTGGTGGCGTATTTTTTTGCTGTGGTGAATGGAAAAATCACCCACGCTACACAATCGTCGAAGAGGCCATGGGTCAAAGATTTCTTGGCACTGGCTTTAAGCGCGCCTTCAGCATCACAGGCACCATTCTTTGCTTGCTTGGTGCCTATCTGATTTTCAAGGGAGTCATGCCACTTCTGTAGGTCACAACCGCATTTAGGGCACTTGCTATAAACAGGTGTAAACATCATCCCTTTAGGGAGATTTATCATCTTTCTGTTTGCGCTAGTGCTCATACTGCCTACCCACAATGTTCGCTGCTGATGGAAATAATATAGCTACTTTTAGTAGATGAAATCAACTACCGAAAGTAGAAAAAATTGCATGTTAGGTAGAGTGTTTGTCTATGTGCATGTTTTACAGGCGAAAAAAAACCGGCTTTCGCCGGTTTTGAACAAATGAAGTATTAGCCAAACTCCATCATTTTTAATGGTAAGCATCTGATTAATTTGCCAAAAATATAAACTTCATTCATCTCATGTTCTTCTATGAAGAAGGGAGGATAGCGCTCATTATCTGAAAGAACTGCCAATCGTCTGCCCTTTACCTTCTGCAGTCGTTTAACAAAAGTACTGTCTTCAAAGTTGAAAACGTATACGCCATCTCCGTTAAACCGGTCAATGCGGCTATCGATGAACAGTAAATCTTTCGGGCATAACGTGGGCATCATGCTATCGCCATCAACGTTGATCATGACAATGCCATCAAGAGTTCTTCGACCGAATAATTCGTAAATTCTCTCTTCAGGAATCTCGATTGAACTGACTATCGTTGGGAAAGGTTGATTAATAAATCCTGAACCAGCTGACGCATGAACATCCAATTGCTCAATTCTTACGGTACCCACAGGGGGCGAGTCCCCGCCGTTAACTGGAACTCCGTAATCAAGGTAGGCTGGTGAGACTGCAAGCCTTTCAGCAATTCGAATCATCTTTTCATCCCTTGGCTTTGCTGTGCCAAGAGTATAGCGCCGCGCCATCTCATATGAGACACCACTGAACTGTGACAATTCTTTTACTCCAATAGATTTCTCTTGGAGAGACTTGTTTAGCCTGTCGGCAAAGTCTTTGTATTTAGCATCTTCCACCATAAGTAGAAGATTAAGCGCACAAGACATAGTTGTCATTTCTATTTTAAGTTGCTAATAAATGCTACCATAAGTAGTATTGGTTGGTGCTTATCAATAGGAGACAACATGACACCTAATCTTAAGAATGTTACCGCCAAAGCTGTGAGAGCGGTGGGTTCTATCTCAGAAGTATCAAGAAGATTTGAATTTCAGTCAGTTCAATCTGTTGCTAATTGGATAGCTAAAAATCGAGTGCCATCTGAAAGAGTTATTCAATTGTGTCAATGGGGCGGATGGGCAGTAACTCCCCATCAGCTCCGCCCTGACATCTACCCAAATCAAAATGACGGGTTGCCAGTTGTTAAAAACATTACACAACTCTCAGTTGAAAATTAACTACCAAAGGATAACCAACATGGTAGAGCCAAGCCTGAAAGAAGTAGTGAAGGCGATGTGCAAAGCGTATCCAGGTGGCCGTGAGGCTATGGCCGGTGCTCTTGGCATGTCCGTAACGCAGTTCAACAACAACCTGTACGAGAAGAACGGCTGCCGCTTTTTTGAAGTGAACGAACTGGAAGCAATGGAAGATATTTCAAATACGTCTCTCCTGGCGGATTACTTCGCTCGTCGTCGCGGCGCGCTGCTGGTGGACGTTCCTCATCTGGAAGACCTGGATCGTGTCGACTTGTTTGATCGCGCAATGCGTACATCAGCAGCACGTGGACGAGTAGATACCGTTATTCAGAAAGCCCTGGAGGATGGAGTGATTGAACTGCATGAAGCTGAAGAAATTAACGAGTATCACCGCCGCCATTTGGCTGCGCGTGAAGAAGAAATCCGCGCGATTGTCGCGCTGTTTAGCCGGAAGAAATCCCCAAAAAAGTGACGCCAGCGGGCGTGCAGGCCCCTGGCGTCTTGGCGTGTCGTATTCAGTGGAGAAACTAACGCATGAACAGTTTAAACCGATTGAGACCAGCGAAGCAATTCAGATGCCTTCCACTGGTGGGAAAAGATTCCCCGTTCGGCTATGTGGAGAGATTAAACGAGCAGGTTGACGCGAACAACTACCAGCCTGAGAACGCGATGGTAGAGGCTTTTGCTCAGATGAACGAGAAGGGGCGTGAGGAATGGCTGAAGTTGACCGGCGATTCAGAGACCACAGAGGCATCCCCGTCCACGTCGTCAGGTGGGAGCCACAGACTCGACGCGTTATATACCTTCGCGAAGGGTACGATCATGAGTGCTTCAGCCCTCTTGAACAATTCCAGCGTAAATTTACAGAGTTAAAGGACGACCATGAGCCTGTTGATGCCATCCCGGCCGATAGTGATTAACCCTGACCTTGCATGCAGCATTGGCCTGAATGAGGCCATTGCGTTGCAGCAGGTGAACTACTGGCTTAAAGAAACCACCTCCGGACTGGAGCGTGACGGCGTGCGCTGGATTTACAACACCAACGAGCAGTGGCTGGAGCAGTTCCCATTCTGGTCTGAGTCTACGCTGAAGCGCACATTCACCCGCCTGAAGAACCTCGGCGTGCTCAAAGTTGAGCAGCTGAACAAGTCTCAGCGCGACATGACGAACTACTACACGATCAACTACGAAAGCGAGCTTTTAGATGAGGTCAAAGTGACCAAATCGAAGAGTTCAAAATGCACTCTTCCATCAGGTCAAAATGAACCGATGGAAGAGGTCGAAGTGGAACGCTCCAACGGGTCAAAACGAACCGCTCTCATCAGGTCAAAATGCACTGATGTTCTTACAGAGAATACAACAGAGAATACAACAGAGAATACAACAGAGAATACTACAGATATTAACAACCCTATTTGTCCGGTTGCGCCGCAACCAGACGGTGATGTGTTGATCACCGATCAGGCTAAACAGGTTTTAACCCATCTGAACCAGGTGACAAGTTCGCGTTATCAGGTTTCAACAACCTCCCTGCAAAACATTCGTGCCCGAATCGGGGAAGGTTACACCGTTGAAGAGTTATCGCTGGTGGTGGACTACTGCAACGCCAAGTGGAGCGAAGACCTGACGATGTCTGCCTACCTTCGCCCCCAGACTCTTTTCCAGCCAACAAAGTTTCCAGGCTACCTGAAGTCCGCGAACAGCTGGGAAAATGCCGGGCGACCAGCACGAGTTAAGGGGAAGTGGGAGCGTGAGGATGGAATCTTTAAGTCCAGCTTCAAAAACACTGATTACGGCAGTATTCCACCAGGATTCAGGGGGTAACGATGAGTTTTTTAAAAACAATCCAACTGTTCGTGTCCAAAAACCCTGGACTGACGAACAAGGAAATCGCCGCAGTACTGCCGGAGTATGCCTTGCACAGTGTTCAGCGTGCTGTATGTCGCCTTGTCATGCTTAATCGTGCTGAGCGCAAAAGCGTACGTCCTCATTTCCGTTACTACGCAAAAGCTCCGGTTGGTCCGATTGGACCGATCATCCCACGTATGCCGGTTGAGAAAGCAGAAGTAATTCCTGAGCCAAAGCAGGAAGCCGCACCAAACCCGGCTGTCATTGCAATGATGGCAAAGGCTAAAGAGTTATCTGACAAGGGGCTTTATCTGCGTGCTGCTACCGTTCTGATGGAGGCATTCAATCGCTCAAAGAATGAAACCATGCGAACCAAAATTCTCAAAGAACGTAAGCGCTGCCTGAGTATGGCGCCTCGGGTTAAAGCAACCAGTGATGGTTGGTGTCTGGCTGGTCGAGCGAGGAATGTCTGATGATTCATTTCCACGGAGGACCAATCACGCCTGATACGTGCGCACTGAAAGCCTGGAAAGGTCGCCATGCGTTCATCAGCTTCGCTAACCCTGGGCAACTTAAGCTTGCCAGTGAGGTAACTCAATCTTTCGCACTTGATAACGGAGCCTTCAGCTTCTGGGATAAGGGCCAGCCTGTTAACTGGTACGACTATTACGAATTCGTTAAGGAGTGGATGAATCACCCTCGTTTCGCATTTGCAGTTATCCCTGATGTTATCGGTGGAACCAGCGAAGAGAACGATGCGCTTATAGCTGAATGGCCGCACAGTAAATTCGTCGGTGCGCCTGTCTGGCATATGAGCGAACCCGACGAGCGTTTCATTCGTCTTTGCCATGAGTTTCCTCGTGTTTGCATAGGTTCAATGGGTGAATACGATGCAAAGCGCCCACGCGCCTGTAGGGCAAAATTGCGAGACCTTATCCGGCACGTAGTCGATTCAAATGGCTATCCGATTACCAAGCTCCATGGTCTTCGCATGCTGAATAAAGACATTTTTACTCACATACCCCTTTCATCAGCTGACAGCACAAACGTTGCGCGCAATATCGGTATTGATAAGGCATGGGATAAATCAGCCTATGCGCCAGCCAGCAAAGAAACCCGCGCTGCCGTCCTCGTTGAGCGTATTGAGGCATTTAATAGCGCCAGCGCTCTCAAGTATGACGCAGTGCGTGACCGCTTTACTCCACAGCTGGCCTTAGAAATCTGAGGGGAAAGATACGATGAAATATTCACTGATTTCCGCTGACCCAGCCTGGGGAATAGCGATCACTAAACATCAACCAGCGGTAGGAGTAATAGGGTGAGAGCCATACTGACACCTGAAGTTGCACCAATGTCCGGAGTTGTGCTCTTCCGCCCTGGCAACGAGTTGCTGCGGCTGTTTCGTCGTGGCAGGGTGGTGATTGAAACACCATCCGAAGCAATCCAGCATCTGCCATCTGGACTGATTCCTGAAGCTCACCAGCCACTGACAGATGATGTCAGTATGCAGTCGCTTTTCCTCGACGAGAGGGTTATTCAGCGTGCTGGTGGGATTAGCAGTCTTGATGCTTGGCTGGAGCGTAAATTCGAATGTCAGTGGCCCCACAATGACTGGCACTCAAAGGACTTTACAGTAATGCGGCATGCCCCCGGAAGCATTCGCCTGTGCTGGGGTTGTGATAATCAGTTGCGTGAACAAACCACTGAAAGACTGGCAGAAATTGCTATGCAGAACCTAGTAAAATGGCTACTCGAAAGGGTGAATATTATGCTGGGTTTCAGTGCTGACCACACCCTGACGCTGCCGGAGTTCTGCTGGTGGATGGTACGTAACGATCTGGCTGACTTAATTTCTGAATCAGTGGCGAACCAGGCACTCAGGATTAAGCCTGAATCGCATAGCTCAGTGATGCGGGAAAGCGATATTGTTCCATCATTACCGGCGACTGAAATTCTCCTGGAGAAAGTTAAGAAGATAGTCTCGGTGAAGGTCGATCCTGAATCACCGGAATCTTTCATGCTGAGGCCAAAGCGCCGCCGCTGGGAGAACGCGAAATACACCCGCTGGGTGAAGTCGCAGCAGTGCAGTTGCTGCAATAACCCGGCAGACGACCCCCACCACCTGATAGGCCACGGGCAGGGTGGAATGGGTACCAAAGCGCACGACCTGTTTGTGATACCGCTGTGCAGAGCGCATCACGATGAGTTGCACGCTGATCCTGTGGCATTTGAAGCGAAATACGGCGACCAGTTGGTGCTGTTGTTTCGGTTTTTAGATCGTGCGCTGGAAATCGGCGTACTGGCGTAAGTGGAGACGCAAGATGATCAATCCTTCTGAAGTTGGCAAATCCGGCGAGTTGGTTCGCCTTCGCACTCTCGAAAGCATCTGGGTACAGGGCAAGCTCCGAATGTGGGGCCGCTGGTCTTATATCGGCGGTGGCTCAGGCGGGAACATGTTCAACCAGTTGCTGGCATCCGGGAAAATCACCAAGACCGCAATAAATGATGTGCTGCGCCGCATGAAAAAATCCGGCATCACTAAGCCTGAGCTGGAAGCATACCTGCGCGAAATCCTCGACAGCAAAAACAAAAGTAGACTGGCATTCTGTTCAGACGAAGAGGGACTTAAGGTTGATGGCGTTATTGCTTCGGTCTTGATGAATGAAGACTACCGCTCACTCTATGGTGTCATCGTCGACCGCCACCGACTCCGTAAAAGCAAGCTGCAGATGGCCAACGAACTTAACGCAAAACATCCTGACTGGACCCTCATCACATGCCGCCGACGCATTGATACATGGGTTAGTCTTGCAGAATCGATCCTTTACGCACCACTTTGTGACGCGTTCGGCACAAATGGCGACAGATTTAAGTTGAAAAGTGAGCAGGGAAGTGCTTAAATTGTGCTAGGCTCGGGACAGTAAAGCGTACTGAGCAGCAGATAAAGAAGAAACCCGCCAACCAGCGGGTTTTTTGTTATGATAAGCCTTTCAAATCTAAGGAAGGTTTTTTTATGTGGTTAGGCATACCGTTTCTTTTCGTAAAGGAAAGATTGGCCGATACTATCAGTATTGATAAAATCCCAACAATTTCTGTAGATTCTTCATTCTCTTGGGAAACGATATTTGCTGCTTTTTTAAGTGGTCTAGTGCCTGCTATTATTTCCATATATGTAATTAGAGAAAATAATAAGGCGGTTAAATATCAGCAGGAACGGGAGGATAAACGCAATGCAAATACACATTTGAGAGTAATACTTAGTGATTACGCATACCAGCTTTCAAAAGTTTTTAATCTCTACAGGGTATGGGCATCTTCAGAAAATACAGGCTACAGTTTTAATAATCAGAGCATTCAAGAAATGAAAGATGCTTTATCTGGTTTAAATAGATATAGAATAAGCTTGCTCATATCAATACCAAATAACAGCGGTGGTATGGTATTTAGAAGTGAAGTTACAGCAATATATGACACACTTGAAAATTTAATAAAAAAGCACAAACCACAAACTAAAGAGCTGGAAAGGTGGGGTGATGATTTTGAAGAGTACATAACCAAATCGAATGGATATCTTGAAAGTTTGATTAACTAGATTGAACAGATTCAATTTTATTAATGATAAATTTGGGCCACTAAATAGTGGCCCTTTTTGTTTCCCCTCGTTCTGAGAGGACTCACGGCAATAAGAGGGGGCTAAATGTCCGATCCTGTTTCTGGCACTACGGTAGCAGCTGGTGGTCTGATGGGGGCCAGCATGTTCGGTCTGGCAACCGGCATAGATTACGGTGTGGTGTTTGGCGCATTCGCTGGCGCGGTTTTCTACGTCGCTACGGCGGTTAATATCAGTCGCCTTAAGTTGGTTGGCTACTTCATCACATCATTCATCTTCGGCGTTATCGGCGCACCTCTGCTTGGCTCTTACTTCTCCAAATGGACGGGGTATAGCGACAGACCACTTGATGCGCTGGGCGCGGTAATCGTAGCAGCTATTGCTATTAAGCTGCTGACGTTCGTAAACAGTCAGGATTTGGGTAGCCTGTTTGGAATTCTCTCGCGTTTACGTGGTGGAGGGGCCAGCAATGGTAACAAGTGATCCGAGTGCGGTGGCAAACGCAATTATCTCTGCTGTTATCGTTATTGCACTGATGTTCTACCAGCGCGGCGGGGCGAGACATCGCCCTCTGATATCGCTGATGGCTTATTTCACGGTGCTGGTATACGCCAGCGTCCCTTTCCGTTACCTGTTCGGCCTGTACCATGAATCGCACTGGTTCGTGGTGCTGGTGAACGTCCTGATTTGCGCCGCCATTCTCTGGGCTCGGGGAAACGTAGCACGCATCATTGACGTCCTGAGGCATACGCATGACCAAAGATGAAATTTTTAATGCCATTCTCGGTAAAGAGGGCGGTTACGTTAATCACCCTGATGACAAGGGCGGTCCAACAAACTGGGGGATCACTCAAGCGGTAGCTCGCGCCCACGGATTCACTGGGGATATGCGAAACCTGACCCGCAAACAGGCGCTGGATATCCTGACTGCCGACTACTGGACAGGGCCACGCTTTGAACTTGTTTCTGAGTTATCACCAGCTATCGCCGCCGAGCTGTGCGATACCGGCGTTAACATGGGCCCATCCGTGCAGACCAAATGGTTCCAGCGCTGGCTGAACGTGTTCAACATTCAGGGCACGCTCTATCCCGATCTGATTGCAGATGGTTTTATCGGTCCGCGAACTATCAGCGCGTTAAAAAGCTATCTTTCCCGGCGAGGAAAAGAGGGCGAGCTGGTTATGCTCCGGGCTCTGAATTGCAGCCAGGGTCAGCGTTATCTCGAACTGGCAGAACAGCGCAGCGCGAACGAGACGTTTGTTTATGGCTGGGTTAAGGAGCGGGTGGTTATATGACGCTTGAGATGATTACCGGACTCGTTGTAGCAGTATTTGCTGCTATCGCCGCCGCGTTTGGCCTGGGTCATTCACGCGGCACCAGCAAAGCGGAAGCGAAAGCCGACCAGCAGCGCACCGAAGATAACGCAGCGGCCACGGTCGCAGCATCAGAACGCCGGGTAGAGACAACGAAAGAGGCCAGCAATGTACAGCAGACTGTTAACCGCATGCCTGATTACGATGTTGATCGCGAGCTGCGTGACACGTGGAAGCGTCCCGGTGGTGGTTGATACCGCCTGTGACTGGGTAAAGCCGATCTACCTGACTGATCACGACATAGACGTTCTGGACCGCCAGACGAAAAAAGACATTCTGGCGCATAACAAAGCGTGGCAGGCGAACTGCCAGTAAACAGCAGGTCTGTCAAAGGAACTTTACGCTAAAAACTGGTGATAATTACAGGAAGAATTTCAGCGAAGTATGCATTAATATTTCCGCATCCCTACACATGGCGTGGATATGATGCGGACATCTATTGAGCTTTTAAATCAGGTAAGCCTCAAATCAGTTCTTTCGAGGCCAAGCGAAGGACAAATGGCTTTAACACTTCTTTGTTTGGTTGAATGGGCTGATGGGATCCAGCGACAATGTTATGTAAAAATTTTCGCTCAGTCGCGAGGTCTAGGAGTTTTTAATGAGATTCTCGGGTATTTACTAACAAAAGCCGAGGAGTTGCCAGTTGCTCCAAAGGCTGGCCTTTTGGTCCTCCCTGAAGAGTTAAAAAAAGAAATTTCAATTCCTGTTGCGCCTGTGGCTTTTTTAACTAGTAAGGTAAATGGTAATTCACCCAGCAGCTTTTATAATTTAGGGCAGTTCTTACAGTTTGAAAGCTTATGTAAGGTGATTGACGGGTGGGAAAAATTACCACAAACAATAGCATTCGATGAATGGGTTGCCAACCAAGACCGTAATTTAGGAAATGTTATAATTGATTCAAATTTTGCAGTCACTTTAATTGATCATAGTAACATGCCTGTAGACTTAGTTTGGTCCGCCTCGATGCTAGATAAAGAAATCGAACCACGAAATGTTTTGAGTGATGTTTTTCGCAATGCTCCGAATCTCCCACAAAAAATGGAAATCATCAGAGGAGCCAATAAGCAAACCTCTAGTTTGAATTTGGTTCGGGAAGAAATTATGTTCTGGGCAGAACGCTTGTTAAATGAAGAACAGCGTGAAAGTCTCATGCTTTTTTTAGAGCATAGAGCAAAATTTTCTAATGCCAGGCTTAGCAAAAAATACGGATTATTGGCAGGTGTGGCATGATTAATTTTGAAAGTTTAATAAATGAAGTGCCAGAAAAACCAGAAACTTCTGGGGAATGGTTTGCCATTCAATGGACTCCAGACTTAGCATCTGGTGAGAAGTTAAATATTGGCGTTTGCTATCGAGATAACTCCGGAAACTCGTATGTCCAGGTTTTAGATTATTTCGAGCGTATTAATTGTCTTTATTCGCACTCTGCAGTATTACATCTTCGCTTGGCATGTGAAGTGGCCAAAGAAGCAGTAATGTTAAATCAACATATTGAAACTACATGCATTAACGGGATTTCGTTCGTTTCGAAGGGATTTGCACAGGGTAAATCAGTTGACGATATTCTTAGTTCATTGTTCTCCAATGTAGTTCCTTTGGCTGTACGAAAATCTAAACCAAAAGAAAGAGCTTATTACCCAATAAGTAGAGAGCGATTATACAATATTATGGATGACCATTTGAAAAATACACTTGATTATGAAGATTATTTTGGTATGGTCCAGCCTACACCAGTGAAACGGGTAAGTTTAGGGAACCAAATTCAGTCTTTATTTTTGCCGTATACGGCAGGTCGCTCCATTGGCACAATTGCATCAGCTGCGTATGCTGATGAAAATACAGCAAAATGTCATCTCTATGACGCACAGCGAGATATATCATTAGCGCTGGGTAACTTCCAAGAGTACAATTCTGGTGCGGTGTTTATTCTCTCTCCAAATAGTGATTTGAAAGTAGAAAAGAGAGATCAGGTTGATTTAGAAATTGATAAATTTTGTTGGTATTTAAAAACATTATCAGTTTATACAGAGGTTGATAGCGAACCTTTATTGTTAGCTGACAAAGCTGCGTATTGGTATAAAAAGAAAGCCGCATAGCATCTAATCTCTATTAGCAAAGCCACTGGCATCCGCTGGTGGCTTTTATTGCGCATCGCACGCGCACATCGAAGAAAGTCTTTCAGCTGTGAGCCTTGCCACCGCGACGCATGATATGGCCTGCATTCGGCAATAGAAAATAGACGTTTAGGTGTCTAAATGGTGCCGGCTTGGCGCATGCAAATGATAATTAATATTATATCGGGTCCTTTCCTGCAATCCGTCCTGTTACGGGGCGGCGTCCGCGCAGATTCTCGCTATTTATGAAAATTTTCTGGTTTATGCCATTTCCGTTCTTCTTCTTGTTTTCTCATTGTTTTTGTTGAAAACATCCTCTCTACAGAAAGGAAATGCTAAGCATGGAAAACGGAAGTTAACCGTTGATTGTTTCCTTTCTCTGTTTTGTGCCAGGAGTGAGCCATGGAGGTTAACAAAAAACGTTTATCCGAAATATTCGGGGTGAGCGTCCGAACGATTCAGAACTGGCAGGAACAAGGTATGCCGGTTACCCGCGGTGGAGGCAAGGGTAATGAGGTTCTCTTTGAATCAGCTGCCGCAATCGAATGGTACAGTGCGCGCGATGCAGCCATAGAAAATGAAAAGTTGCGGAAGGAAGTTGAAGATCTCCGCATTGCTTCTGAGTCCGATCTTCAACCTGGCACGATTGAATATGAGCGACACCGACTTACGCGAGCTCAGGCTGACGCTCAGGAATTAAAAAATGCAAAAGAGTCCGCTGAAGTGGTGGAGACCGCATTCTGCACGTTCGTGCTGTCGCGGGTAGCCGGAGAAATTGCCAGCATTCTCGATGGAATACCTCTGTCGGTTCAGCGGCGCTTCCCGGAGCTGGAGAACCGACATATTGATTTCCTCAAGAAGGACATCATTAAGGCCATGAACAAAGCAGCTGCGCTGGATGAAAT